GTCAAGTGTATTTGTCGTCTTTGGTTTAACTTCAGTCGCACTTACAACAAGGTCTTGTACTGGACCAACAACTGTAATTGGTCCACCTTCTGCTGAAGTACCATCGTGCGTGTGACCTGTTGATGAGTTGAATGCCGCTTCAATAGCATCATACTCATTGTCCAAGTCAGATGCGTTCACAATATTCCCATCAGCTATATTGTTAGCTACGTCTGCTCGTGTGTAACCTGTACCCATTTTAACCTACCTTCTGTCGTTTATACCATATTCTACTGTTAATGCATCCAGTGAGAATGGTGGGTCACTATTGTCTGAACTAAACTGAAATGAAACAGCAAACCCAGAACCTATTATTTGTCCTTCAAAAAGTTTTTGCAACTTACTACCATACGAAATTGTTCCATATGTACCTGTACCGTAAAATCCTACAACACCTGTAGTGTTTGCAAAATTAATTGTTGCTGGTTGTATAACGTCCTGCCCATCAAAGTCTAACTTCAAACTAACATCAAAGTTTACACTTCCTTGTGGGTCAGTATACAAAAACAACTTATAAAATGTCTTACGTACACGTGGGTCTTGAATTGGCAGATGAGGTGTGGCAAATGTAGTTTGAATATTGCTGCCATCAAAACTGTTGCCTGACTCCATCTGATACAAGTAGCCATCATCATTAGCAAAGAAAACTACTTCAGTTGTGGCATTGTAATTACTGTCAGCCACATATGCTCTTATACCACGTGTCTCTGCAAAACCTGTTCCTGAACCCCCTTGTTCAGCAAACTGTGTAGCAATGATACCTTGAGCATTTTCTTGTTTAATATTGTTATTATACCCAAGTAATCTGTATTGTGACTTTTCACGAATTATTGTGCTAGTATAAGATGTATTAGCAGCAATAAAGTTTGTCATGTTTTTTTGAATTGGTTTAGATATTGCCGCCAATCCAAAGTCACCAATTCGTTCAGTAGCACTTAACAGTCTTAAACCGTCTGGACCAAGAAATATAATGTCGCCACCAATTTCTTGTATTGTGTCACCTTCAATACATCCAATGTCTTCCGTAATTGGTTGTAAATTAAAATCTGCTACAGTATTACCAAGAAGCTGTTGAATGTGTCTCTCAGTAAAGATAATTAACTGCTGTCTGAATACAAACAATCCAGTAATTACACCGCCTACATCTATTGTTCCAGAACCATTAGCTACAGAAAATGAATCATCAGCATAAGGTGAGGTAAATGTAAGTGTAGTTCCTTTACCGAAAAATAGTGCTTTCTTAAACTCTACTACGTGTGTAGCACCTATAACATCTGTAGGTGCGCTATTTAATACTGTAAATGTTGAACCGTCATATAAAGCTGGAGCATTTGTTCCATCTACTATAGCAACTTTTTCAGTTCCTGTCAAGTTATATTTTGCAAATCTTGTTTTTACAGCACCTTCACGGCTAGTAGATAAAAATGTAAGTGCTGCATCATCTGCTGGGCTGCTGTCAAGTGCTGGGTCTATTGTTAGTGTAGCACTACCTGAAGTTACCGTTGCGTCAGCAGTTACTGTATATACAAGGTCAACACCTGCAATTTTAAATACATCACCTGCTTGTGGCGCACTAGTTAAACCGTCTACAATAAGACTTGTGCCTGTTTGACTGCCACCATCTACTAGTACCGTACCATAATTAGGTACATTTATATGTGTATAACCGCTACCTGTTGTAGAAAAAACGTCATCATTTTTTGCTACAATAGCTTGGTCTTCCCAGCTTGCTACACCTAATGCTAAATAGTTAGATGTCGTACTTGTAAATGTTACACTTGCTGCATTTGCTGGACTAGAATCTAAACTTGTAGTCAGTGTTAGTGTAGCACGATTATTCGTACCATCAAATGTAACACCAGCTGATGCTATTGTATATGTACCAGTTACGCCACTAATTGTAAGAGTGTCACCATCTTCTGGTGTGGTATGTATATTACCAATTACAAGTGTTGTACCAGTTTGACTACCACCATGTACAACTGGCGCACCATATGGTGGTATTAAATTGCTATCATACTTATCATATCCTTCAATCCTTCTGTAACCACCTTCAATAGAAGGTTCAAAGTTACGAAGAATACGTGCAGAACCCGGTGCGTTAACCCCTTGCTGTAAAGGGCTTAAATTTGTTATCAGACCACCACGAAACTCTACAGGATAAGTTTGCCATCTATCTACCATAATATTATCCTAAAGGCAGTCTAGCAAAACCAATCCTACCACCGCCACCAGTGTTTTGTGGAATCATGTAAGAACGCACATAGTGGTAACGATTAATAATCATTGAACGCATATGCTTAATGCCTTCTTCAAACTTTTCTTTTGCTACCAATGAGTCTTGCGTATTTCCACGGAAAAGATAAGCATAATGCATAGCACCATCAGTAACTACATGTTTAAATCGTTCTGGAATAACTGGAACGTCATCATACAATTCAAGGTCAACTGGTATACGATAATATTCATATACTAATGAATATGCTTTATCTGGTGCAGGAGTCATAATGTATTCAAGAGAAGGTGTATGCACAACTCTACTTGGAACACCTTGACCGTTTGTATCAGATGAGTATTCTTGTTCTACGTGTTTTTCAAGATACTCTTCATATGCAAGTGTAGGAAGTTTTACTGTAGCATTTCCAAGTGTACTATTTTCTTTAATACGAAAAGTGTCAAAGTCAATTACTTTACAATCAGCAGGAAAAGGATAGCGAGATACACCAGCTGTAAGTGTATCTTCTTGCTCTACATGATTAAAAGGCCATTCATACTCTGACTGATTAATATAGCGTAAAGAAGCATTGATAGCATCTTTGGCATGAGCATAAAAACCAGTAGCTGTACTAAAATTAGCTGACGTAAGTTCAACCTCATTTAAACGGCGATTGACTTCATTCACTAAACCTAGAAAGTTATATGCCATTTATTTCTCTCTAATTGCAATTTTAATAGTGCGTTCTGCTGTACTGCCTGTGCTATCTGTCATACGGCAAGTAAATGTGTATTCTCTATTTGTTACACCACTTCCTATATTAATAGTAGCTACAGTTGTTGTATTAGATTGTGATATATTTTGAATACTGTCCGTAACTGTACCACCTGATGCAGTTGTTAAGTCTTGCCCAGATGCAAGTGCAGTTTTACCAATCTCATCTGTTTGCACAAACCATGCAACTGAACTAATTGTTGCAGAGTCAAGAAAACGTGACCAATCTACACTATAATCAAGCGTCTCATCTGGGTCTTTGACAGGCCAACGATATGACATTAATATAACTCCGTTACATACACAGTGCGTTCAGCAGACGTTGTTTGTCTTTCTACATACACTTTTCTATTTTCAAACTTAATAAGCACCATTCTGTCACTTGGAGTTGTACCACGAGGAATATACACTTTCCTACTTTCAAATGGTATATCAACTGTTCTTTCTGCGGCAGTAGACATTATGCTGCTCTTGATATTTTAACTGTTCTAGCACGACTATATTGATTTGCTACAGCTTGGAAATTAAATACTACAGCAGTTTTTGTAATTGTTCCCAGTGCTGTTGTGCCTTGTACGCCTGTTAGTGCATGTGTATTGCTAAACGTAAAGTTATCGCCAACTGCGCCTGTAGCACTTACACTGTTTAATACTTCAGTGGGCTTTTCTTCAAGTGCATTAACAGTGCCTGTTGCTTGAACACCTGTCAGTGTAACTGTGTTGCTATGCTCAAGTGTTCCTATAGAACCTGTTGCACTTACACTGCCAAGTATTTCGGTAATATTAACTTGAACAATGTTTACAGAGCCTGTAGCACTTACACTACCTAAAACCTCTGTTGGCTTTTCTTCTACAGTGTTTACAGCACCTGTGCCTTGAACACCTGTAAGTGTAACAGTATTGCTAATCGCTAGTGTGCCGATTGCACCTGTAGCACTAACGCTACCCAGTATCTCTGTTACATTTACCTGAACGCCGTTAGCTGTTGTTGTAGCAGATACACTATCCAGCCGTTCAGAAATGTCAACTTCAAAACCACCTGCAACTACATTTGCAATTGTGCCTGTTGCAGTTACTCCAGAAATACCAGCAGCAGTATTTATTTGTGGAGCAGTTACAAAACCTGTAGCACTTACGCTGTTAAGAACTTCTGTAGGTTTTTCTTCTACAGTATTTACTGCGCCTGTAGCTTGTACACCTGTAAGTGTAACTGTATTGCTTATAGCAACTGTACCAATACTACCTGTTGCACTTACGTTGTTCAGGATTTCTGTTATGTTTACCTGAACAGTATTAACAGCACCAGTAGCGGTGGCTTGGTCAAGGTTGCTTACAATAACCTTGCCATACCTAGCTGTTCCGTAGACACCTACTCCGTAAACAGCAGCATTTACGGTAACAGCCATAATGTTTCCTTACGCGATACGAATTACAGCGTTGCTTGCATCAGCGGTAGGAAATTCAATTGTCAAGTCACCAGCAGTAGCACTTACTGTGCCACCAAAATCAATGACAGCAATTGCCTTGTTCCCCTGCCCAGCGTTGTAAATAATACAACCATCAGCAGAAAGAGTAACATCAGCAAATACTTCATCTGTAAAATCAACAATAGCGGTAGAACCATCAAGCGAAATAGTTGCGCCATCAAGTACTTGACCGCCAGCGGAATAACCAGTACCAGATGCTTCATCAGAGTTACCAGTTACATCAGAATAATTAGTTGTACTGGCATTATATGTGCCAGTCGGTGTAGCTTTAATTAAAGCAAGTTTCAAAGAATCGGTATCCAAATCATGGACACCGCCAAGAAGTTCTTGTTTAAAGCTATTGCACATTGCGGTTGTGATTGCCATCAATCTTCTCCGTTAAGCGGTTAAATAGAGGTCTCGTAATACTCTTCGAGAGATATTGAGATATTCACGGCACTGTTTGCACTAGCAAGGCCGCGAATCTTGTCATCCCTGATAAGATACAGGGGATAGTCTGTTATCTGTAGTAAAGAATTAGGTGGCAGTTCGACAGTTTCAGCGAGTGTGTGGTACGTTGTTGTTGCTGCTTCGTACCAGTCGAGGCTAAAAGTTACCGTACTACCCGACGCATTGTTGATATAGATACTGTTCACATCGGCACTGAACCGACCGGGAACTGTATAGATGTCTTGGTTCGATGTTGTCAGTTCGAGAGCAAGGGTTCGTTTTTTACGTTCGAGCATCCTTACACTCCGTTGGTCAAATCATAAAAGATAAGTGAGCCAATAGCTGAACCTGAAGGTGTACCTGTTACGGCAGTACGAATACCAACCGTCATAATATCGCTTGTGCCACCTATTGTTCTGCCAAGCTGCAAACTAAACTTGTAACCTGTTGGTGCGTCAACGCCACTACCAGCCTGTACAGTATTCGTAATATAGTCTAGTTGTACAACTTCACCACCTGTCATTGCGGTAGCACTTACATCATAATCCACATTGGTAAATGTGCTGGTATCCCAAGATGGGCTTGTTAATGTGGCATTACGAACAAGTGTTATAATGTAATCTTGTCCAGTAGTAGGCAAGACTTTAACAATTTGTGGAAGTACAACAGCATCAAGAGAACTACTATTCAAACGGACGGATACTAAAGGTAAGGTTGTTAGACCGATACTTGAAAGCGTAGTAGTTCGTTGTGCAGCCAATTCGTTTACATCTTGTTGATAGCCGCCTTCGCTGATGACTGTGCTACAAATTTGTTTCATTGTAGCGGCAGAACCTATAGTATCTGTTGCGGTAATCTCGTAACGTATCGGCAAGATAGCTGTCTTCATATATACTGAAGTCAAGTTATTAGCGTTGTGGAATTTGTGACAAATTATGTTCTTGCCGTCAATTACAAAACCTACACGAACTGTGCCTACACCAAGCCACTCGTAGTCAATTAAAAGAATCTGTGTTTTTGTTTCATCTAGTGTATATCCACTAGGACCAGTACCATCAAGTTTATCTACATTCCAGTTAGCTTGTGTCACATACCGTGCATCACTTGCACTGCCACTTGTTGATGTACGAATAACAAAGCGTAAATCTGTTTCATTTTGTTCAAAGTAGACACCATCATTAGCACCAAAGTATCCTACACGTTGGCGTAAATTAGCCTGTGATTCAGCCATTGCAAAGGTAGCAAGGGTAAGCAGTGATTTTCCCGGCTGGTATGGAAATACACGTTTTGTTTGACGTATAACTTCACCAGTAGCAGTACCTACCGTCATAGAGTTACTACTTTCGTTAGGTAAATGAGCAAATGCTCCACTGCCTGTTGAACTGGTATCAAACTGTGGGTCAGCCTGAAAACGGTTCTGACTATCAAACAAAGTGTAGGGTTGACTTATACGCAGTCTACCAAATGCATCAACTGTATGGTCAGCAAATGCAACATCATTACCAGTAGTACCAAATATTACCTTACTTGGATATGAGGTGATGGACATGTTAGCTTACTTTTCTATGACGACGTACTTTTTTAGCGATCTTTTTTGGTTGCTTTGCGACTTGTTTACCAGCCTTAGTTGCTTTTCTTTTAGCACGGGTGGTGGCTGCGTATTCCTTTGCCGAAAGGGCTTTAATAGCTGATGCCGGAAGATAACGTTCGCCTGTTGCTTTTGGTCCTTGCGTGGATGGTTTTCCACTCTTGGTTCTCCACTTTTGCTTTGTCCAAGCTTTTAAGCTACGTTGTGATTTTTTAAGAGGCATCGTTCAAGTCTAGCACCTGCTTGTGCTTTTTCCAAAACCAGTTACCAATAGACGTAAAGGGCTTGCCGCAATACAGCAAACCCCAGCCGACGTATTTAATCAAACAGCGACGGAAGCGTGTCACATTCGTCTTCCATCCAGTCGAGGGCACACAAGCTATAATGCGCTGCAGACCAGTCTTTAACAGCCTTATCCATAGCAAGTAGGTCATTTTTAGCGTTTTTAAAAACATATTCTGCTGTCTTCTTTTTTGATTCGTAAGTGTGGCGGAGAGCATCTACTGCAACTTGATCCATGTGTTTCTCCTTCGAACTAATTATAAACTAAAAATTCAATTTAGTCAAGTTATTTCGGAAGGAAGATAATGAAGGCAAAGAACAGAGCCATACCTATTGCTACGACTAAACCGACCAACATGGAATTCTTCAAGCCTTCCATCATTTCATCGTGGGCACGTTGGGCTTCAATCTTGGCTTTGCGTTCTGCTTCTTTTGCTTCTTGTATGCGTCGTGCACGTTCATCGACGATGCTTTGCCACGTTCCCGGACCGAACCGCATATCAATCATGGTTCGCATTTCTTGAATTTTTTCTTGGGCGAGTCGTGCATCGATGACTTCTTGTGCAACCGACTTGATTCCGAATTGATCACCTATGCTATTGCCAGATTTTTTAGCCCGTTGTTGCTGGACCTGCTTTTCGCCAGTCAGCAGGTTGTCAATGTGACCTGCAATCTCTCCTACGTCTTTTGCTGTTCCAATTGCAGACTTGATGCCATCTACGGCACTCTTCACCAGTGCGATACCCGCAAGGGTTTCTGCTATCATTCGGTTGCCTCATTTGTTCGTTGGTTTGCATATGGCTGTCATTTTTGATGTGCCACCGTCGGGGTTGGGAACCGACCTTTGCTGTGACAATCTATTTGCAAAGTACAAACACCTGTCGATGTCTGCAAATCGTTGGGTTTGGTTGATTACTTGTGTATTCATATATACAACAAGTATAAATTCAATCACGGTATCCGCCGCCAGCAGCCTTGTACGCTTTTGCTAACATCTGGGCTTTACGGGCTGACCACTGCCCCGGCTTACCGCCTTTACCACCAGCTTTAATCTGGTTGAACAGTCGCTTTCTCAGGGCTGGCTTAGTATAGTTGCCAGCTTCATTAACTCTACTTTTGCTCTTCGTTTTAGACTGCGACGGTTTGCTAGTTTTTCTAACCCTGCCACCTTTCGCTTTCTCTTCAACACCCTTGATCTTGCCAGCATTGGCTGTTGCGTAGAAGACTTGTTCACCCTTCTTACCCCCGTAGGTTTGTTTCATCGAAGACATGATCTTTTGGCCTTTAGCTGTTAGGGGCATCACCTTGTCTCTGAACTACGATATGCACCACGAGGTTTTTGTGTGCGTCCACCGTATGCTTTTTGTGTTGTACGGTAGTCTGCGTAATCTTTTGCGCTGTCAAAATAATCAGGAAGTTCCATGCCTTGCTCTTTGTACACGTCTTTAATTTGACCTATGTTATTTTCGTAGTATTTTTTGTGCATACGATAAGGTGCATCAGAAGGAAATGGTTTAGCTATACCCTTAACCTCTTCTGGTTCCTTTTCTCTTTTTGTGCTAACTTGACTTAGCCCTGAACTGTACATAGTTGCCATTTAAAATTCTCCCGCTTTCATAGCGTCTGAAAGTTTCTTGGCCCGTCCGCCGACTTGCCGTGCCCACTTCGAATCCATCATTTCAAATCCGGCAACTTCAAAATTGCCTTCGTGAATTGCGTTCCACATCTTTTTGAACTTACACAGGCGGGGTACACCCATGTTAAAGGCCATGTCCATCAGAATGAGTTGACGAACAGCATCTAAGTTTTCTACACACGGATGAACCCGACACAGTTCGTCTTCTACAATCTTGATGTCGTTCATTGCAAGGAACCGTGCATCAGCCTCAGTAATGCCGTGCTGGTATACAGTTTTAATGTTTGGGATATCTAAGTAAGCAAGTTCTTCTTTGCTGATACCTCTGTCTTTTAAGTTACGACCGATACCGATTGTGTCGATACCAAGTGTATCCTGATAGACTTCAAGGATCATACCTTCATGCTCAATTAGTTTATCTAAAAAGTGAGATGTATTGTATTTCATGTTCCAATAGCCCCTACGATTTGACAGGTGTAGTCAACTGTCTTCCACCCGCCATCTGCAGGGATAGATTCGTGCAACGCCTTAAACTCAAGACACTCTGGTTCATTTTCGAACCACTGAATAGTTTGTTTGAAACAGGCATCTTCTTGCGTACACACGGTTAACATAAGGGACCAGATAATTGCTTTCATTTTTGTTCGTGTCCCATCCAAACAGCAAAGGCACCAGTCATGGCACCTATCACTGTAGAAACAAACGCTGTCTGCTGAGTGGTAGCTTCAGCCCCTAGAGCCATGAACCACTGTACCACCTGATAACTCATCACCGTCATTGCCAGCATCATAAGGCGTGGCAGTATTTTCCACGCTAGGATTTTTTCCATTGTGTAGGTCATTTTTTACCAAAGAATTTTGTAGCTGAACGTACGCCAAAAGAAGCCGCAACGATGACTCCAAGTGAATATTGATACCATTCAGGCATTTTGTTGAGTTGTGCAAATCCATTAGCTACAATCTCTTCCATACCCGGAATAAATGCAAGGATTAGTGGGATACTAAAAAGTATGGTTAGCCATTCATCTTTCCACGAAGATGAACTGCCCTTTGCCATCTCTAAGTCCCAATCGATTTCGCCTGTCGCTTTTTTTTGCATAACGATAGCTTCAGCTTCGGCTCTAGCTACGTTAGTCTTTGCTTGGGCTTTCTTTTCTTCAACCTTGCCGTTTAACCAAGTTCCAGCTAGGTCGGCTATCGGTCCTATTAGAAGATTTAGCATTTCCACCGCTTTCGTGCTTGACGCAACCGACTATTAGGGTTGGCTGCTGCTTTAGGAAATTGTTTCATCTGTCCGGCAGAACGTGCACAGAAAGACTTGCGACGCTTGGCATCTTTGCTTCCCGGCTTCACTTTTCCAGTAACAGCAGTCTTTAGTTTGCTGCCGGGATTTTTCTTTCTGTATTCTTTTACACCTTTTGCAGTCATTCCCGCACCAGACTTGGTAGGGCGATAGTTTGCACCTTTACCTGTAGTTGTCTTACGTATCGGTGTTTCTTTTTTACGTGGCATAGTGGGTTTACCCCCGGCAGGGATTACTGCTTATATCATAAAATTAATAAGGTGTCAAGGGGGCAAAGTTACCCCTGCCCCCCGACAGTTTAGTTAGGCAAATGCTGCAGCAGTTGGAGCAGAACCCATTGGAACCATAACTGCGAACACGCGAACCTTGCCAGCAAAGTTTGCAGTGTCAGCAGACAGGTCGATGGTGTCTGCAGAGGTATACAGCCAAGAAGCTGTACCAATCTCAATTGCACCAGCAGTGTTGCCGTCTACGTCAGTGACGAAACGGTCAACAGTTGTGTCACCCAAGTCGAGTACAGAACCTGCGCC